GTAATAAATCTTACATTAACAGGTACAGCAAATGTAACACTCGTAGGTGTTGAAGCTGTTGGTTTTGTAAACACAGTAGAAGAGAAACCAACTGAAGTTTTAAGTAGCGTTAGTGCTACAGTTTTTGTTAATGGTAACTTTACCTTCTCAAATACACACTCATTAACAGGTGTATCAGCTACAAGTACTGTTAATACTGTTACAGCAACAGGTGTAATTACTGTATTTACTCCGTCAGCTTTTGACAGAAGACACGTTGTTACTGTTCTACCTAAACAAACAAGTTCGCAAAGAGTTGTAAATATTGTGACAGAGCAAATGAGTCCACACAGAATTGTTACTGTTCTACCGTCACAAACAACTTCTCAAAGAAGAAAGGCAGCCTAATGTCGCTTAAATGGCCCGATAAAGATCCTGATGAGCAATTGGACTACTCTATTGATTGGGGTCCTGCTTTAGATACAGATACCATCTCATCATTAGTATGGAAAATCTACGATGCAGATGGGGTACTACAGACTTGGTCAGATAGCCAAATTGTAAATGGCTTGCAACTTGTTAGTCGTACCAACACAGATACCGTTGCCACAATATACTTAGGAAGTGGCACTGCTTTTACAACGTATAAAATAGTGTGTCGTATGACTGCTAGTGACGCAACTATTCGTGAACAAGAAGTTCGCATAAGAGTCGTGGAGAAAAACTAATGGCTTATAACTATCTTTCTCTAACAAATGAAATCTGCAGACGACTTAATGAGACAGAATTAACATCAAGTAACTTTGCAACAGCAACGGGTTTTTATGCTCAAGTAAAGGATGCGATTAATTCTGCAATTCGTGACATCAACCAAAAACATTTTAGTTGGCCCTTCAATCACAACACAGATGACATAACTCTTACTGCAGGCGAGCTAAGATATCCTTTACCAGAAAATGCAAAATACACAGACTTCGATACTGTTCGTATCTTACGTAATGCTTCACTAGATCTCAACGAAGCACGAAGACTCAAGCAGATGAGCTACGATGAGTATGTAGACAGATTCATAGACCAAGAAGGTGAAACTGATGCTACAAAAGGAACAGTGCCTGAATACATTATTCGTTCCCAAGACGGTGATATTATTGTAGCACCAATGCCAAACAAAGCCTACACAATTGAATATGAATTTTTTATGTTTCCTGCAGATTTAGAAACATATGATGACGTACCAACTATACCTTTCCGTTTTAAACATGTTATTGTTGATGGTGCAATGTATCATTCGTACATGTTTAGAGATAATCTTGAGTCGGCTACCATCTCTGCTCGTAAGTTTGAAGATGGATTGAAGCAAATGAGAACTTTGCTTGTTAATGAAAATGTATATGCAAGGGCTGTTTAATGCCTGATAGGTGGCAAACACATTCATTTGAGTTTAAAGGTGGTTTGATAACCAACCTTTCTCCGTATCAGCAGGGATTTCAAGCACCCGGATCGGCGAGAATACTACGTAACTTTGAACCATCTATCTTTGGTGGTTACAGAAGAGTAGAAGGATTCTCTAAGTTCGATACAAACGCTGTAACGAATACGGGTGTTATAAGAGGTATACACCGTTATAGTAACGAAGTGTATGCCGTACGAGGAGATGACCTATTCAAGTCTAGTGGTTCAGGATGGACACAAGTAAGTGACAACGCAACCTACAGTAGTGGGGGTGTTACAGTTGGTGGTACAGGTAAAGTACGATTTCTGAAGTACGACTTTGATGGCACAGAGAAACTTATGCTTGTCGATGGTACAGGTAAGCCTTACCGATTTGATGGAACTACGTTTGAACAACTAACTTCATTGCCCTCTGACACATCAGGTTCTAAGTTTGCAGTTAACTTTAAGAACCACATTTTTCTCGGAAATGGCAAAAACCTTGTTTTTTCTGCTCCTTATGCAGATACGGACTTTACAAGTGCGAGTGGTGGTGGTATAATAAACGTAGCGGATGCGATTACAGGGTTAATTGTTTTTCGTGATCAACTCATTGTATTTAGTGAAAACAGTATCAACGTAATTGCAGGAAGTAGTGTAGGTGATTTTCAACTAAAACCAGTTTCTCGTGATTTAGGTTGTATTGCTGAAGATACTATACAAGAGATTGGTGGAGATGTTATATTTTTAGGACCTGATGGTTTAAGACTTTTTTCTGCTACTGATAGATTTGGTGATTTTAGTCTTGCTACCGTATCAAAGCCAGTACAAGATGAGATACTAGATTTGATTACAAGTAGTCCAAATGGTTTTTCTAGTACAGTTATTCGTGAGAAAAGTCAATACAGATTATTTGGTTACAACACTGGTTACACCAATGCTTCGGCTAAAGGGATTGCGGCCACACAATTACAAGAGGGTATATCGTTCAATGATTTACGTGGGGTAAATGCTTACGTTGTACACAGTGAATATGTAGATCGTACTGAACTTATCTATTTTGGTGCAAGTGACGGCTACATATACAGAATGGAAGATGGCAATAGTTTTGACGGAGAGAAGATACAAGGTACATTTGCTACCCCTTATATACCATTGGGTGACCCTACTATCCGTAAAACAATATACAAGGGTATAACATATTTAGATGTAAACGGAGAGGTAGACATAAGATACTCTCTTAAATTTGATTTTGATCAACAGAATGTTATTCAACCAGATTCACTACTTTTTTCAAACCTTGCAGCTTCATCAATTTCGTATGGTGCAGGGATTTATGGAACATCCTCTTATGGGGGTAAACAAAAGGCAATTTACGAATTGCAAACAATAGGTTCAGGTTTTACAGTGTCTATTTTATATGAAACTATAGGGGATACCATAGACGCTGTATTTACTATTGATGCTGCAACTCTGCAGTATTCCACTAACGCTAGGAGATAAGAAATGGGAACAGGCTACACAAGGAATGATACGCCTAATAATATAGCTGACGGTAACGTGATCAATGCGTCAGACCTTGATGGAGAGTTTGATGCGGTACAAGCTGCGTTTAACGGTTCAACTGGACACTCACATGATGGTACGACAGGTGAAGGGCCACAGATAGATACAGCAGGTATAGCTGATGATGCAGTCACAAGTGCTAAACTTGACACAAACATACAAATAGCAGGTACTCTTGGTGTTACAGGTGAGACTACTCTAACGACACACCTTAACATGGGTGATAGTGATATTATCAAGTTAGGTGCAAGTGCTGATTTACAGATTTATCACGATGCTAGTAATAGTCAGATAATTAATTCTGTTGGTCACCTCAACATTGATAACAACGGTGATGATAAGCAGATAAATCTTCGGTCTGATGACGGAAGTGGAGGGATAACAAATTATATTCGTGTTAATGGTAATACTGGTGAAGTTCAATTATATAATTATGGCTCAGAAAAACTAGCCACCACCGCAACAGGCATTGACGTAACAGGTACAGCTACTATGGATGGGCTGACTGTTGATGGTGATATTACTCTTAATGACAATAGCCCAACAATAATATTTGACGATGCTAATGGTGTTGACCAAAACTTTACTTTTGCAGTCAATGGTGGCACAGCGAATATCCAATCAAGAACTGATGCAGGTGTAAATACAACTAGATTAACAGTATCATCAAATGGAAATGTTGACTTTAAAGGTGGAGATATCAGCTTCTACGAAGACACAGGCACAACACCAAAGCTATTTTGGGATGCTAGTGCTGAGGGTTTAGGTATTGGAACAACTAGTGTTGGTGCTAATGCACTTATAGTTGAGGGTGGAACAAGTTATTTTAAAGACCACATTTATGTTGCAGGTGGTTTAAGTAAAATGCTTTCTTCTGATTCAAGTGGCAATCCACTATTATTTGGAATTAATTTAGTTGAAAAAATGCGTATAACATCAGCAGGCAATGTTGGTATTGGTACCAGTAGTCCAAGTGCTGACCTTCATATTCTTGGCACAATTGGTTTAAGAATTGTAAACTCTGATGATACTACTAATTTAGCTTTATTAAATTTTGATAATAATGAATCCCCTGCACTAAATCTGTATTCAAATGACACTGCCACAGTAAAAATTCACTCAGAGGGTAATAGCTATTTTAATGGTGGCAATGTTGGTATTGGTACTGATAGTCCAAGTAGCCCTTTACATATTTCTCTTCCTTCATCTGGTACTGATGTTGAGGGTTGGCGAGTAAGTTCTGGTGGTGGTGGTATTTTATATGTTCGTGTAGATGATGCGTCATCTGCTAATCCTACTTGGGAGATGAACGTAGCGGCAAGTGAGCAACTAGCTTTTGGTATTGGTGCTTCAGAAGCTGTGCGTATAAACAGCAGTGGGTTTGGGATAGGAACTACAAATCCATTATCAACATTAGTTGTAGGTGGAAATGCTACTACAACTGCAAAACCTACTGTTGCTATAACTGATACTACTAGTGGTGCTACTATGTCTCTAAGAGGACAATCTCCTAAAATATTTTTTGATTGTACTTCTAGTGGTGTTGGGAAAATATTAACTGATGGTCAAGGTTTAGAGATAAAAGATGGAACACTTGATAGTGAGGGAAATGTAGACTTTAAGATAGACAGCAGTGGCAACGTAGGTATTGGTACTAGTAGCCCAGATGAAAAACTTGATACACCTAATATGATTATAGGCGGCAGTAATATTGCAGGAAATTATAGAGCAAATGCTTTATTAATTGATAGTGCTAGTGGTATTTCTAGATTGTTTTCTTGTGGAACAAGCACAACATCAGCAGGACAATTTGTTTTTCAAGGTGTAACTTCAAATGGTAGTGTTAACGTAGAACGTTGCAGGATAGATAACGCAGGCAACTTTTTGGTGGGTACTACTGATGAAACACCAGTTGGCTCAGGTGACAGTGGTGTTGCTTTGAGGAATTCAGGACTATCTTACTTTACAAGATTAGGTGGTACTGTTCTGGCTCTAACACGAAACACTAGTGATGGAACTATAGTAAGTTTACGACAAGCAGGAACTGAAGAAGGCACTATCTCTGTCTCAGGCACAACAGTTTCTTACAATGGTGGTCACTTATCAAGATGGTCACAACTAGCAGATAATAGTCGTGACACTTCAATACTTAAAGGCACAGTAATGACTAACCTTGACCAAATGGCAGAATGGACAACAGATGGTGTAACAGAAGATAATGAGCAGTTAAACTGTATGGCAGTATCTAGTGTTGAGGGTGATGCTAATGTTGCAGGAGTGTTTGTTAACTGGGATAATGATGATGACATCTACACTAACGACATGAACATTGCAATGACAGGTGATATGGTTATCCGTATCGCTCAAGGAACAACAGTCGCAAGAGGTGACTTGCTAATGAGTGCAGGAGATGGCACAGCAAAACCTCAAGGTGACGATATAGTTAGAAGTAAAACAATAGCCAAAGTTACTTCTACAAATGTATCACATACATATGATGATGGCACATATTTAGTGCCTTGTGTATTGATGGCTTGCTAACTAACAGGAGAATAAAAATGGCAGTAACTTGGACAATAGGAACAATGGA